GCGACATTGAAGAACTTGGCGCGGGGCATTGTTGAGCGCGTATTTTACGTGCAAGGCAGTGAGGGCCTTACTCGGGCCCCTCAACCTGTACCGGGTGTGTTTACCCGCCTCTCTGAGGTTCGCACACGCTTATTGCGTGCCGTGCGCTCGACCCCCGTCGTGCCAAGGGATGAATATCCCTTGTTGTACGTCGGGCGCAAGCGCGGCATCTATGAGCGTGCCCTGGCTAGCCTAATGTTTCGGCAAATTAACGCCAGGGACGCCTGGGTGAACACATTCGTGAAGGCTGAGAAGGTCAACTTTAGCAAGAAGGTTGACCCTGCTCCTCGCGTCATACAGCCAAGGTCCCCGCGATACAATCTTGAGGTAGGCCGCTACCTTAAGTTGTTTGAGCGGGAGCTCTGCCACGGGTTTGAGCGGGTGTTTGGATACCCGGTCGTGCTCAAGGGTATGAATGCTGACCAAGTCGGCACGGCGCTGAGTGGCCATTGGGGGTCGTTCCGCAAGCCGGTAGCCGTTGGGCTGGATGCGTCACGGTTCGACCAGCATGTGTCTTTTGAGGCACTTAGCTGGGAGCATTCCGTGTACAATGCAGTCTTTCGGTCTCCCGAGCTGGCGCGACTCCTCTCGTGGCAACTCAACAACCGTGGCATCGCGCGTGTGGAAGGCCACCGTGTGGACTACGAGATTCGTGGCTGCCGTATGTCCGGTGACATCAACACCGGGATGGGCAACTGCCTCATCATGAGCAGCATCGTCATCGCGTATATGGAGAGCCAGGGCATTAGCTTCCGGCTCGCCAACAACGGTGATGACTGTGTTGTTTTTTGTGAGTCAGCTGACCTGTCCAGGCTCGATGGGCTGGATAACTGGTTCCTTGAATTCGGCTTCACTCTCACTCGGGAGGAGCCAGTCTACGTTCTGGAGCATGTGGAGTTCTGCCAGGCCCGCCCAGTGCAATTAAGCACTGGGTGGCGCATGGTTCGGGACCCCCGTGTTGCCATGAGCAAGGACTGTGTCTCCCTCCTCGGGTGGGATAGTGAGGCCGCGTTCAGTCAGTGGGCCAGTGCTATCGGCGGCTGCGGCTTGAGTCTTACGCGGGGCGTCCCCGTGTGGGAGGCGTGGTATCAACGTCTCTCCGACTTGGGAGGTGGCATTGTGAGTGATGGGGCAGGTGAGCGGGTTTGGGACAGTGGTTTGGGGTACATGGCCAAGGGCGTAGCAGCCGGGGTGATGTCGACAACCGCCAGAGTCAGTTTCTGGCGGGCGTTCGGCATCCTACCTGACCTGCAAGAGGCGCTTGAGGCCGAGTACCGCGAGCCGGTGTCACTGTCCGCCCCCTGCCCCATGACGTATCAGTGTGCCTCCCTCATTGATAAGTCAGAAAACCCTTTAGCAACATGGCTGGTAACAAGCGCAAGCAAATGCCTGTGAAGGGCGGGGTACGTAGGAAGCGCGTGACGGCTCCTCGTCTCGGCACCGACGGCACCATGATTGAGTACAATTGTCTTAGTAACCTTTTGGCCACCGATGCCACGGGTGTAGGCCTGGAGTCCAGGTTCTACGTCCCTGGTCTCGCGACTGGTCTCGTCAATTCGATGGGGCCTGATCTGGTTGGTTACTATTCCACTGGCAAGTTCGAGCCTGGAACCAAGATTCGTTGGGAACCTACGGTCTCCTTTACGACTTCGGGCCGAGTTTATGTGGGCTTTACCGACAACCCCGAGGTGATTACAGCCATCTTCGGAGTTACCGGTGCAGCTCGCGTGAATGCCATTCGCTCACTGGGCAATACCATCAGCTTCCCAGTGTGGCAGGAGACGGAGGTTAACTTCCCTACTGTCACACGTCGTAAGCGCTTCGACACAAACGAGACCGCGGTTCTTACCGCGGTTGATGTGCTGGACCGCTGCTGCCAGATGGTGATGTTCGCAGCGTGCGAAGGCACTGCTAGTACTCCGATGGGGCAGTTTTGGTTCCATGATAAGGTGTCCGTTGAGGGCATCCATGGTACCCTGACCTGAGTAGAAACAGCTACACTTACCAAACACGACGCTGCTGGACGTCTGAGTGCCGAGGGAGACGGCGACCGCGCAAGCTGCTCAGAGAGTTTAGTGTCAACGAGTGTAGGGATCCAGGCATCCCCGGTCCGGAAGACCGGGGAGGGCTGCCGTGGGATCACCCGGAC